GCGCATGTCCTCCGTCTGGAGTTGTCGGTTATCGCCAATCGCGTCCATACAGGGGGAGCGGCCATAGGCATCGTTCGATACATGCGACCAGCGGAGCGCCATGAACGGACGGATCGCGCGGAAGCCGCGAACCGAGAGCGGCCTTTCGGTCTTCGTGCCCTTGAGCCAATAGACCTCGCGCCAAGTGAATTTTCCAGGGATGACCTTGACGCTGCCGCCGGCCCGGTTTGGCAGATCGAAGTTGGGCTCGATGGCGCGCGCGATCACGTGCTCGGTCTCGTATTGACCCGCGGCCCAATTGCGGCGCACAACTTCGGGGCAGTTCTCGATCGTGAACATGCCGACAATCGCCGCGACCGTCATGGTGAATTCGCTATAGTGCTCGGTCACATCGAATCGGGCGCCTAGGCCAAGATAATATTCACCCGCGCATGGCAGATAGAGCCGGATCACATCCTGCGCGTCCTCATAGATGATCGGCGGGGCGGTGCCGATCACCACGAGATCACGGAAGGCCTGCGCCATGATCGAATAGAAGTTCGACTGGGCAAACACCGTGTAGATTTTCTGCTCGGTGTCGGTGAGCCAATCCTTGGCGTCGGCCGCGATGTCGATCCAGGGAAGCGCGATGCCGACCTTGAACCACGGGCGGGAGGGAGAACACAGGCCCGTCCACATGCCGGCCGCACAGGTGCGGACCGCAAGCAATCCGTGCGAATTGATGATCTGGGTGTTGATGTTTCCGCCCCGCCACATGCGGTTCGCGGTGACGAGCCACACGTAGCGGAAGGGCAAAAAGAACGCGGCAAGGATCGACCAGAACGCCCACCATGAATAGCGCCAGTTGCGGAGCGCCAGCATGCGGGCTTCAAGGTGGGCGTAGATCGTGTCCCAGCCGCGGGAAATCCTGCCGGGTGCCCCGGTCGGCGGATTCGCCGGTTGCTTTGCAAGCAATGTCGGGCTTGCGAATTCGTAGGCTGCGGTCGCGTAATCGACTTGCGCCATCAGTTGACCCGCCGCCGCAATTCGGCTTGATAGAGCGCGAGTATTTTAGCCGTAACATCGGCGAGCCATTGCTCGATTTCAGGAGTCGATTTGACGCTCTCGCCAAGCGACAGTTTGATGTCACCTGAACGCAGTCCCGCGACAATCCCACAGATCGTGAGCGTTGGCAGGTCGAGATTGATCGAGATCGTTGTGGAATCTTGTTCCATAGGCATTTCAAAAGAAGTTTGCGCGGGTCGGCATCCTTGACCGGTCACTATGAGGCCCAAGAGCCCGGCCGCCCCGGAGGATGCCTTTCTGGGACAGAGCGTGTCCCGCGCCTACACGCCCCAGAAGGAGGCGGCCCCCAAACACGCAGCACGCTACTGACCAAACAGAGCCTTGCCGGCGACCGATGGCGCCTTTGCGCCTTCCGGGGAGGATGCCAGCGTGCGATCATAGCCCATGCCGCCTGCGGCAGCGGCCGCAGCGCGCTCGGCAGCGCCGGAGACGGCGACGCTCGATGAGGCCATGATCGGGGGATTGGGTGGCGGTGGAGGCGGCGGGGGGGGTGCGGCGGCGGCAATCTTGGGGGTGAGGAAACTCATCGCAGAGCCTCGCGTTGCGCTGCGGAGTGGGCGGTCTCGAAGCCGCCTCGGCGAACTTCTTCGATCGCCGTTGGGCGGCTGATGATCTCAGTATTGCGTGGCACAACCACGAGCGGCGGCGGCGAGGGCGGCGAATCGTCCAAAGGGGGCGCACCGTTCGAGAGATCGGCCGCGGCCTTCTCGTAATCGCGAATCTCGGCCTCGCGCATGTCGAGATGCTTCGCGTGCGCCGCGATCGCTTCCCCGCCACGTCCCACGAGTTGGTCGATGCGATCGGCGAGCTTGTCCGCCCGCTGGTCGAGCTCGGCAAGCTTCAAGTCCTGGTATTTGGCAAGCCCGCGAAAGCCTACGCGCGCCATCTGGTGTCCCCGCTGCCAGCCCAACAGTGCGAGCCACAATTGACCTTCGGTCGTCCAGCGATACAGCAGATCATCGCGGTCCCCACCGGTCATGCGAATCGCCCCTAGCATAGGCGGGCCGCCCGCGGTTGTCATCAATGCGGCCGAAGGGATCGTAGCTTGTGTCCACAGCGGAGCGCTGGGGGCCGCGGAGAGATTCGACTGCGAAATTCACGGGCTCGGCGAACGTGAGCGCGCCGGCGTCCGCCTCGTCGGGAGAATAGCCAAGCCGAATCTTGATATCCTTCTTCGGCTCAAGAATCAGCTTGTCGCCTTTGAACGAATAGGTTGTCATCGTGAGCGCAGCGATCAATTCCTTCGATTCCGGCAATGCTCCACCGTTCTTGATCCACTGCACGAAATCGAAATACATCTCGGCCCGCTTGTTGGCATAGCGGGTCTTGTCATGGGGTTCGGCCGCGAAGTGCACCCGCACTGGGGTCTTGCCCAAAAGCTGCATCTGGTCGATCCAGCCCGAGCCGAAGCCGCCCGTCGAATCGATGAAGCAGGCATTGATGTTATGGTCGGTCCAGGCGCGCGACACTTGGCCGGCGCCTTGCGTTGAATTGAGATTGCGATAGGAGAGGAACGGCAGCATCTGGATTCCGTGACGGATCGCAATTACGCTCTTGTCGTCGCCATATTCGGCCACGTCGACGCCCATCACCTTGGGCGCTTCGCCGATCTCGTGCGCTTTGTGATAGCGCTTCATGGCTGCCGAGACTTCGTCCGGACCTATCAGCGCATTGATCGATGATGGCGGGAACTTCCCGAAGATGTTGACCAGTACCCAAGGATTATCGCGTCCATATTGTTCGATCTGCTCGCGGGCATGCTCGGCCGAGACGCGGGGGGTGCGTTTCGGATCATCGGGATCGGCCGTGATCTCGATGACCTTCCACAGTCTGCGGGCAACCGTCGCTGCGCGATAGAGCGGGCCTGCGAGTTTCGTCGGGTTGCCGGCCTGGACGATATGGGCCTCGATCGGCTCGCCCGCGAAGATGCCCTCGCACGTCGGCATGATGGCGTCAGGATAGTCGCCTGATTCGTCGAGGAGCCACATCACGTATTTGGCGTGAACGCCGGCGAGCGCATTGCCGATCTGCGTAGGATCGGCGTCTTTTGGCCAAGTGCGGGCTTCGAGCTTCCAGGTTGCGGGATGCTGGCGACAGAAGATGGTGGATTTGGTCTGCTCGAAGAGGACTTGCAGGAGCGGCGATTTTGCGTGCCAGCGGGCGAGCTCAGTCCATAGGCCGGTCTTGAGGTTGTCGCCCGATATCGAGGTTGCGCCGATGATCGGATGTGGGCGCGTCAGAAGATAGTTCCAGCCCAGCCACGCGAGGACGGCGGTCTTACCGGGTCCCTTGCAGCTCTGGAACGCAAGCCGCGGCGTCGTCGGAAAGCACGCCAGCGCATCGTCCTGCCAAGGGTCGGGTGTTACGCCGAACAGCTCGCGCACCATCCGCGGCGGCTCGGCTCGCCATGTGGCGATGCATTCGGCGGCGATATCGAGGCTCACGCGGCCTCGGTTTTCTCGGGCGCGGTTCGCGCGTAGCTCGCCGTAATGAGCGCCTCAAGCGAGGCGCCCGCCTCGAGTGCAACCGCAGTCGGCTTCTCAAAGCCCAGGAGTTTGCAGAGCTGCTTGTTCGCGGCCTCTTTCGAATAGAGTTTGAGATTCGGTCGTCCGCGCTCGGTCCAGGTGATGCCCTCGATGCACAAGCGCTGGTCGCGGGTGAGCATTTCCATGGGCTTGAGGCGTTCGACCATTCGCATCAAGGGCTCGCCATCGGGCTTGAGCACGATCGCGCCATCGTGAATCACATGCTCTTCTACCATGTGGAAATAGTCCGCGATGTCGCTGTCGTGCCAATGCCATTGGCGTTCGAGGAGGATCCGGCGCTGCTCGGCGAGGACTTCCTCCTCCTGGCGGGTGAGGTAGGCGACGCGAGCGCGGATGCGGCGGTCCTGCGCCATCCTGCGCGCGTTCTCAGGGGTGATTTGCGGGTATCCGGCTTCGCGGGCCGCTGGGAGCGGACTGATTCCGCGCGATCGCAACCGTGCGAAGACCTCGCGGCGGCCCGGGATTGGTAGGCTACCTGCTACCGTCGAAGTGAGATTCACCTGAGATTCACGGTTATTCAGACTCATGGCAAGAATTTGGCATTGGGCCACCACTGGCGAATCAGCGCAGATAGTTCGCCAAATCGACCGTCATGTCATCCCCAGTTCTTGCAAATCTTCATCGGTGCATAGCGTTCCGGGTATCAGTTTCGGTGGCGGCCATTCAGTCGGAACCCATAGCCCTCGGACATCGCGGCCATCGATTCGCTGCGAACGCA